TTTGTTAAGATGTGGGGAGCTATCGAGGTGGGTGATTTCTACGAAGCAAGCAATCAGATGCTTGACTCACGTTGGGCAAAGCAAGTAGGTAAACGCAGTGAGCATTTAGCTCAAATGATGAGGGCAGGCTATGAGTGGACTGGATAAGAAACGATGCGAGACTTGCGAATGTTACGATTGCGACTGCGAAGATTGTTCTTGCGATTGCCATCATAATGATAGAGTTTCTACTGATCTTCATGATCGACACGACAGTGATAAACAGGACACAAAGATTTAAAAGTGTAGATGACTGTCTGTATTTTGCAGAACGTCTAACTAGGCAACCAACAATACCACACGAGGATGGTAACAAAAAAATAACAGCATATTGTAAACCAATAAACAGGTAAGGGGAATACCATGTTAGCAGAATTAGCTGCGGCCAACGCTGCTTTCGGAATAATAAAAAATTTCGTGTCAAACGGAAAAGAACTTAGTGGATGTGTGCAACAAATATCTGATTTCGTATTTTCTAAAGAGGAGTTAGAAAAGAAAGCAAATAAAAAAAAAGCAAAAGGTGGAGGTACAGATTTAGAAGAGTTCATGGCTCTTGAGCAAATACGAGAAAAAGAAGAAGAACTTAAAAAAATGATGATCTACTTAGGCAGACCCGGACTTTGGCAGGATTGGCAAAGATTCCAAGCTGAAGCTAGAAAATCAAGACGCTATCAAGAAAAGATGGCACAAAGACGTAAAGAAGAAATCATCGAATATGTAGGTTATGGGATTGGGTTTATAGTGTTAGTATTTTTTGCAGGTGTACTGGCATGGTTTTTAGGTAAGTGGACAGGTCGGTTTTAGTACGTAAATGTTGACAAATCAATAGTCTATCTGTATAATCCTAAAAAGGAGTACCCCTATGAAAAAACTAGCCGCACAAGCGTTAGCTTTTCAATATCAACTACAAATTGAAAATGCACAAGCTGTATTAAATAACAATAACGCAGCTTTAAATTTAGTCGATCAAGCACTACAAGAAGTCATATCTGCAAATGAAAAATTAAAAATGTTAAACAACATGATGCAAAGTGCTATCAAAGAAGTTCAAAGTGAAGAAAAAGAAGAAAAGAGATCCTAGAGTTGGCACAGGCAAAAAGCCAAAAGGTAGTGACAGACGTTTATACACAGATGAAAACCCTAGAGACACGATTAGCATCAAGTTCGCTACACCTGCTGACGCTAGAGCAACGGTTGCAAAAGTTAAAAGAATCAAGAAACCGTATGCGAGAAAGATACAAATTCTTACAGTCATGGAACAACGTGCAAAAGTGATGGGTAAAAAAGAAGTTGTGGCAATAGCAAGACGAGCAAAAGAACAATTAAAGAAAGCACATAAAAAGTGACATGGTATAAAGTAATTAAATTAAAAAAAAAATTTACGACTACTTATACCTTTATTTAACACCAAACCTTACAAACTACTGACTCAAGAACAAGTAGCAGACATTAACAAAAAACTAAATAGTCCTATTCGTAAAGCTAAAAAAAGAAAAGATTATTTAGAAACTAAAAAAGTCCAAGAGAAACTAAAACATGGCGAGCAGTTATCTAGTATTAATCAACAACGTACTAAGAGATCTAAACGAGGTAGAGCTAACAAGTAGCACATTTAGTTCATCTCGTGGCATACAAACTGCAGTAAAAGATTACGTCAATCGTGCAATAGATGATATAATAAATGCAGATACCGAGTGGCCCTTTACGGTTGTTAATAAAAGTTTTACAACTACTGCAGGTACACGTCTTTATACTAGATCTGCACTAAGCACAACAAACACAAAGACAGTAGACTTTGATAGTTTTACATTTCTAGAAGCTGCAGACAAAAAAGAAATCACACTTGAGTTTATAACTTACAGTGAGTATCTTGACAACTACCACGAACGAGATACAGATCCAACAGGTAACTCACGAGCCATACCAGTGTATGTCTACGAAGATCCACAAAATAATATTGGTCTATCTCCTGTGCCTGACAAAAGCACATATACTGTAAAATATTATTATTATGCTACACACACAGCATTAAGTGCGTCAACAGATGAGTCGTCTATACCTGAAAGATTTGAAAACGTGATAATAGAACGAGCAAAATATTATGCTTTTACTTTGCGTGGTGAAACACAAAATGCACAACTTGCACAAATGCAATTTGAAAAATCAATTAAACGTATGCGTGTAGAACTAATTAACAAACAACTATATATGAGAGCCGTCTAATGCCAGAGTTAAGTCAGACAGGTGCGTTTCCATTTGTATGTGAAGGTGGGTTAGTCCTTAACCAATCTACATTTATAATGAAACCCGGTCAAGCACTTGAGCTTCTTAACTTTGAACCTGACATTGAAGGTGGCTACAGAAGAATAACTGGCTTTAGTAAATACGTAACGGCAGTCGTGCCACAAACAAGTTCATCAAGTGAAGAGGTGCTTATGGTTGCAACGTTTGGATCAAGTGTTGTTGCAGCGAGAGGTGAAAAGATATTTAGTGCCACTCCGGGTGGATCAAGTTGGACAGAACGAGATACTGGCAGAACAAGTGCAGGCACATATGATTTTGAAAGATTTAATTTTGATGGAAATGACAAGTTAATTGTTGTAGATGGTGCAAATGCACCTGCAGTATTTGTTAGTAATTTTACTAAAACAGAAGTAAGTGAAAGTACAGTGTCAGGTGCTAAATTTGTAACTGCATTTAAAGATCATATGTTCTATGCAGGAATGTCTAGCACACCTCAAGAAGTAGTTTTTAGTGCAGGCTCTGATGAAGATAGTTTTAGCACTAGTGGTAGTTTACCTGCAGGTAGTATTGGAGTTGATGATACTATAACAGGACTCAAAGTATTCCGAGATAACTTGTTTATCTTTTGTGAAAATAGAATATTCCAACTTACAGGATCAAGCTCTAGTGACTTTGCAGTCAAACCTGTAACAAGAAACATAGGATGTGTAAACGGACAAACTATACAAGAATTTGCAGGTGATCTTATTTTCTTAGGTCCTGACGGATTACGTACCATTGCAGGTACTGCAAGAATTGGTGACGTTGAGTTAGGCACAATAAGTTCTAACGTGCAAAGTTTATTTGATGCCAACTTATCGGATTCAGGTAGTTTTACATCTATAGTGATACCGAACAAAACGCAGTATAGAATATTTTTTACAAAAAGTGGGCAAGGTGAAAATGCAACTGAAGGAGTTATATGTGTTCTTAGAGGACAACAGTTTGAGTTTGCAGAGATCAAAGGCATAAGACCAACGTCAACAGACACATTTGTATCTTCAGGAAATGTAATAGCCTTACATGGATCAGGAGACGGATTTGTATACAGGCAAGAATCAGGTAACGATTTTGATGGTACAGCTATAAACGGAAGATATCGTAGTCCAGATCTTACAATGAACGATCCGGGGATACGAAAAAACATGCAAAGGGTAATAGTAAACTTTGCTCCTGAATCATCAATTGATGCAGACTTATTTGTTAGATACGATTACGAAAGTAAAGATTCAGCACGACCTGCTGCTTACCCACTAGATTCAGGAGACATAGCAGCCATATATGGAACTACCACATACGGATCAAGTTCATCTGTTCCGGGAACATACGGTGGTGCATCACAACCTCTTGTAAGACAGCCAGTGGAAGGATCTGGATTTGCAGTAGCTTTACGAGTGAACGATGGGGGAACAACTGCACCATATTCACTAAAAGGATTTCAATTAGAATATCAGTTAGGAGCAAGAAGATAGATGGCAGGATACTCAGCTAGACAATCGTCATATTCTGACGGAGACGTGATAACTGCGGCCCAAAGTAACAGTGAATTTGATGCATTAGTATCAGCGTTTAATGTATCAAATGGACATACTCATGATGGTTCGACTGCAGGTGATGGCGGCCCAATCACTAAACTGTTTGGTAATACACTTACTTTTGGAGATGGCACAACAGATGCAGATATAGTTATTACATTTAACGCAAATGGAAATGATGGTGTCCTTAAATGGATGGAAGATGAGGATTATTTTGAGTTTAGTGACGACATACTTATTGCTTCTACAGAGAAGTTACAATTCAGAGACACAGCTATATACATCAATTCGAGTACCGATGGACAACTCGACCTCGTAGCAGATACAGAGATACAGATTGCAGCTACTACCATAGATATAAACGGTAATGCAGATGTATCAGGCACACTTACATATGGTAGTTTATCTGATGGTGCAATAACTATTACAGCATTTGTTGATGAGGACAATATGGCTTCCAACAGTGCTACTCTTGTGCCTACACAACAATCTGTAAAAGCTTACGTTGATACTCAGTTGACTGCTGAAGATTTAGACTTTCAAGCTGATAGTGGTGGTGCGTTAAGCATTGACCTAGACAGCGAAACTTTAACGTTTACAGGTGGTACAGGTATAGACACATCTGGTAGTGGTAATGCCGTTACCTTTGCAATAGATTCTACTGTAGCCACACTGACAGGTTCACAATCATTAACAAACAAAACAATAGATGTAGATAATAATACAGTTTCAAACATTGAAGTAGATAATTTTAAAGCATCTGCAATTGTTTTAGAGTCTGAAGGCATAGGGTCTAATGATAATGATACGACTATTCCAACCTCTGCTGCAGTAAAAGATTATGTTGATACACAAATAACTGCAGAGGACTTGGACTTTCAGGCTGATAGTGGTGGTGCATTAAGTATTGACCTCGATAGTGAGACACTTACATTTACAGGTGGCACAGGTATTGACACAAGTGGAAGTGGCAACGCTGTTACTTTTGCAATAGACTCTACCGTAACTACATTATCAGGCACACAAACTCTTACGAACAAAACATTAACTTCACCTAAGATAAACGAAGATGTAGCATTAACATCTACTGCAACAGAGTTAAACTTATTAGATGGCGTATCAGGATTAGTACAAGCTGACTTTACAAAATTAGCTGCCGTAGACTCAACTTCTGATGAGTTGAACTTAGTTGATGGTTCATCTGCAGGCACAATAGTAAATAGCAAAGCAGTTATATATGGTTCTAGTGGTGAAGTAAATGCAACAACATTACAAATTGCAGGATCTTCTATTACATCAACTGCAGCAGAACTTAATTTACTAGATGGTGTATCAGGGTTAGTGCAAGCTGACTTTACAAAATTAGCTGCTGTGGATGCAACTGCCACAGAATTAAACATCATGGATGGTGACACATCTGCAAGTGGCACAACGTTAGTAGATGCAGATAGATTAGTTGCAAATGACGATGGTACAATGAAACAAGTAGCATTGACAGATGTAAAAACATATTTAACTAGTGCAGGTTTTAGTACGGATGATCCAACTGCACTTGCAATAGCGTTAGGATAATAACATGGCAAATACATTTAGAGTGATAACATTCGCAGCAGAACCCAATAATATATCTGCAGGACAAGAATATCATGTGTATACTACACCTGCTAGTACAACTACTGTGATTATAGGACTCATATTAACAAATATACATACTGCTCAAGTAACAGCTAAAGTTCTTCTAGAGTCTGATACTTCAGGTGATGCAACTGCTTCTGCTAGTCAAACAAACAATATAGGAGCAGGAACAGGTAGTGGAAGTAGTAATGATAATACTACTGCAGTGTTATTAAACGATGCACCCATACCTGTGGGTTCAAGTTTAGAATTACTATCAGGTGGAAAAGTAATATTACAACCAACTGATGCTATAACAATCTCTTGTTCCGTAGCAGATAAACTTTCAGGAGCATTAAGCATAATGGAGATAACATAAGATGGCATACATCGGTAACCCACCTGCTAATAGATTCGTAGCACCTAAAGCAGCATCTGTACATTCAGGTAATGGTATACTTACAGACTTTACACTAGACCATTCAGTAGGTTCAGATGAAGATATACTTGTATCTGTAGATGGTGTTATACAAGAACCATCTGTAGCCTACACGGTAAGTGGCACTACACTTTCATTTACTGCTGCACCATCAAACAACTCAGGTAATAACATCTTTGTATATTACTTGTTTAGAACAGTGGGTACAGTAAGCCATCCGAGTAATAATGCTTTAACTGCAACAAGTGGTACGTTTACAGGTAACATAGTTATACCTGATGCAGGTAATATAGGTAGTGCAAGCGATACAGATGCTATATCTATATCAAGTGGTGGTGTTGTTAATTTTACTCAAACACCCACAGGTGTTTCGACTATAACAACTCTTAATAGTGGTGGAGTTTCTTTGAGTGGTACTAATGAAGCTCAATTTACAAGTTTACCATCAGGAATAAAACGAATTACTGTAATGTTTAATCAAATAAGTTCAGGTAGTTCTGACACTGGTCTTTTAGTAAGACTTGGAACAAGTAGTGGTTTTGTAACATCAGGTTACACTCAAGCTAGTTTTCAAGTCAAAACTTCTGATAATACTAGTGGTGTTTTTCAAGATACAACTGGTTTTGGTGTCAGAGGCATTGATAGCAGTAACACAGTTTCAGGTATAATGACAATAGCTCATCAGGGTGGTAATAATTTTGTTGAATCTCATGTTTGTAGAATGAACTCAACTCAAGGTGTTTTTGGTGGAGGTAAACTTGCACTCGGTGGAACTTTGACTCAAGTAAGAGTATCATCATCTTCTGGTAGTAATTTTGATGATGGCACTGTTAATATTTTTTATGAATTATAAGGTAAAACTATGGCAAAAAAAATTGTATATGATTTCTTAACAAAGGAAACATCC